TTAAAAGACAACCATCCCACATGTCCAAATCGGACTATGTTCAAAAATGATCAGAAACATGGTCAGTTGATGGGTTCAATTCTTTCATTCCCTATACTCTGTATTATAAATGCAGCTGTATGTCGAATGGCACAGGAAATGGATCAACCTATTGAAAATTGGAGAGATACTAAAAAATTGGTAAACCTTCCACTCCAAATTAATGGAGACGATTGTGGCTTGACAGGCTCAAGGTATTTACAAAATACTTGGGAGGACCTTATAGCGATGGTCGGTTTAGAAAGCAGTGTTGGGAAGACATATTTTTCGAAAGATATATTTGTATTGAATTCGAAACTTTTCGCTCGGGGAGAAAAAACAAATCTCTGGGAGGAAATAAAATTTGTCAACCTAGGACTGTGTAGAGGTCAGAAGAAAACTTCTTTCAACGTTGGGGAAAGACCTCGAGTTGTTTATAGTACCATACAAAAAGATTTACTTGATTTATGTCCGGTAAAATATAGATATAAAGCAGACAAAATATTTCAAAAACACTGTTCTCTTAGCTTTTCACGAAGTGTACCTGCGATACCATGGTATTTACCACAGTGGTGCGGGGGGTTAGGATTAAGGAAGCTTAATAAGGAAAATGAATTTATTGAGTGTTCTTATCTTGATCTGCGTATGGTTAGTAATATGATTAACCAGGGGGTTGACTTTAGGCCCCCTCCTACATATAAAGAGTGGCAAACTGAACAGTTAGTGAAGAAATTAGTTGAAGAAACTGAAATGTTCGCTTTAGTCGCAGACACATACTACGATCGAGTAGACGATAAAGCGCTGGAAAAACCAGTCAAAAAATATCTCACCATGGCGGCGTTTTTCCGCTTTGAGGAATGTCAATTAAGAAAACTTTATGACTATAGAGATTATATCGTCGAAGAAGATACGTATTGGCACAAACAGAATAATATCTGGTTAGGACAGAGGAACCGTCCTGATTTTGGGTCTCTAAAAGAGTACAATGATCTTTTGGTAGTGCCTAATAAGCGCCGTATGGCTGTGACTTTAAAATAAATGATGTTGGATATAAAATTAGGATTTGTGTTCTATCAAGCACATAAGTGTAAGCGTTAGAGGGATTGGACCCCCTTTTACAAAGGCTGAAATTGTGTGTGGTGAAACATCCATGTTCCTGTACTTAATACGGTCAATGAATGGTCGCCTCGTGCGATGACGAACTGTAATTATTTACAAGGGTGTGACTGGTTAGATCACGG